AATGGTCTGATCCAAATTGACAATGAGATCATTCATTATGAGTATAAGACAGATTCAACTTTTGAGGGGTGTACAAGGGGTTTCAGTGGGGTTACAAGTTACACTGGGTCTAACACCCCCGACCAGCTGGTATTTGAAAAAACAGAGGCAGATAAGCACACCGCTGGTGCCACAATCAGTAATCTGAACATCCTGTTCCTTCAGGAGTTTTTCAAGAAAATTAAGTATCAGTTTGCTCCAGGATTTACAGAGAGAACACTTTATTCGGGACTGGACCAAAGAAACTTTGTTTTTGGTCTGGACAGTTTTTATAACTCAAAAGGAACAGACGAGTCATTCAAGATTCTGTTCCAAGCACTTTATGGTGTAAATGTTGATGTCATTCGCCCAAGTGAGTTTCTTCTTCGTCCATCCAATGCAGATTACAAGGTAACTCTGGATTTCGTTGTTGAGACTATCCAAGGTAATCCACTTGACCTAAAAAACCTGACACTGTTCCAGAAATCAACAGGAGCAAGAGGTTCTGTCACCAATGTTATTCCCATCGATTATGATGAGGGACAATATTACCAAATCAGTATTGATACTGGATATCAAAGAGACATTGATGTAAATGGTACCATCTTTGGTGAGTTCCAAGTCAATCCCAAAACCAAACTGCTGAACACAGTTGGTGCAGGAACAACCATCCTTGATGTTGATTCCACAGTTGGATTTGCCAAAACTGGATATCTGGTTACTAGAGACCTGGATGATAACATCATCAATCTTTCTTATGGTGACAAATCATCAACACAATTCCTGAACGTAAGTGGAGTTGATTATCAGATCAACGAAAAGACTGACATTCGTTTTGATGATTACTCCTATGGTTATGTTGGTCTGGACACTTCTAATGAAGTCAGAGTTCGAATTTCCTCAACTCTAAAAGAATTCAAGACAGAGGGTGATACTTATGGTTATCGCCAGGGTGATGTCATTAACATCCAATCTCTTGGTTATGAATCTCCTTATGAATCCTCAAAGAACTGGTTCTATAACAATAAAACAAGTTGGGATGTTTCTTCCATCTCACTGGTTGACTCATCAACAAACACCTATGAGATTGTTACCTTTGATTCTCAGGAGTTTAGACCTGGTTACAATTTGAGCCTGATCAGTTCAGTAACTTCGGTATCTACCAATGCAATCGTCCTGAGAGTAACTTCTGCAACTTCTGTTATTGTTAGACTCACAAATGCAGTTGACACTGACGTTGTTTATACGGTTGAGAACCAGATCCTCAAAGGAAGATCAACTGATTACACCCAACTGAATGATTTCTTTGCCAATGTTCAAAACACATATGCAAAGTTCAATGGTGATGCTCTGGTTTCATCCAACTCGATTGCCAGATATGTAAACAAAGAAACTAATCCTGACAATAGAACCAAAACTTTTAGTGGTTCATTCAATAATGATTATAACATCATTATTCCTGATCACGGTTTCTACACTGGGCAGGCAGTTTACTACCAACCAGGTGTCACAAAAACTACAACAACCACACCTGATGGAATCAAGGTTGTAACAGAGACTGAGAGTAAGTTTGCAGGTGTCAATGCTGGTGTGTTCTACATCAATAGAGTTGATTCCGATACTGTTAATTTTGCAAGAAGTAAATCAGACATCTTTGCTGGTAAATTTGTTCTGCTCAATGGTAATGTTGAAGACAATGTTCTTACTTTCTATGAATTCTACGGAAAGAACGTAAGTCCACAATCCATTTACAGAGAAATTACTTCCCCCTCACCAGAGCCTGGAACCTACACTACAGAGTTCGGTCATATTGGTATTTTGGTCAATGGTGTTGAAATTACCAACTATAAGTCGAGAGATACCATCAGATATGGTGAGATTCAATCCATCAATCCATCAAGTGGCGGAAGTGGATATGATGTAATCAATCCTCCAGTTCTTCACATTAGTGATGAAGTTGGTGTTGGTGCAACAGGAACTTGTTCTGTCACAGGTTCCCTACAAAGAATTGAAATCATTGATCCTGGTTTTGATTATCAAGGAACACCAACTGTAGAAATCAGTGGTGGTAATGGTTCTGGTGCTGTGGCAAGAGTCAATATGACTTCTGTTCAGCATTCTGTAAGTTTTATTGCTGATATTAACTCCACAGATATCAGTCTGACTGATAACACAATTGGTTTCTCCACCTTCCACAAGTTTAGAGATAATGAGAAAGTCATTTATGTAACCGATAGTGAAACTGGTGTTGGTGGTCTTAGCACTGGCGCACAATATCACGTTTCTGTTGTAGATTCTTCGACAGTCAAACTTCACAACACCGAGTCCGATTCAGTTCTCGGTATCAACACCGTTTCACTTACTTCTTATGGTTCGGGAACTCAGAGTCTGAGATCTCTTTCATTGAAGAGAATTGTTTCTGATATTGTTGTTTCTAATTCTGGTTCTGGATATGAAAATAACCAGAGAAACATTCCTGCTAATACAGGAATCAACACCGCTCTTAATCAGTTCAATATCCTCAACCACGGATACGAATCAAAGGAGATTATCAAATATACTGGTTCAAATGTTATTGGTCTTTCCACAACCAAAGACTATTATGTCGTTAAGATTAATGATGATGCATTCTCACTAACTGAGGTTGGTGTTGGATCAACAGCTGTTGATTATTTCTATAACAATTCTATCCAGGTTGACATTCAAAGCGAAGGAAGTGGTTCTTTCAATTACAAACCAATTTCAGTAAGAGTTGATGGCATAACAGGTGTTTCCACCAGAACTGGTCAAGATTTCAATGCTGTTGTTCAACCAATCTTTAGAGGACCCATCAGCGCATTTGATGTTTCTAACAATGGTGTTGGTTATGGTTCTTCTGAAGTCATCAACTTTGACAGACAACCATCAATCACATTTGTGAATGGTGCACAGGCTAATGTGACCCCAGTGATCAGCAACGGTAAGATCGTTGAGGTTGTTATCAATAATGGTGGATATGGTTACAACTCTCCACCGAATCTGACGATTTCGGGTTCTGGTAATTTTGCTGTTCTAACTCCAGAAATAAGTGGTGGCAAGATTACGAATATCAAGGTAGTTAAGAGCGGAGCTGGGTATCGTCAAGGTGACACATTTGTCACGGTAACTCCTGCTGGATCTGGTGCAAGTGCTGTTGCAAACATCAGAAACTGGACCGTCAACCTTTTCACCGAGAGATTCAATAACATTAAATCTGATGATGGTTTCTTAATTCCAAACATCAACAATACATCACTACAGTATTCTGCACTTTATGCTCCTCGTCCACTGAGAGAGTCTGTTTATGGAATTAGTGGCAACGGTGGCGATAATACCGTTTATGGAATCCAAGATCTGACAACCAGAAACAATTCCGAAACCGAAAGTGCTTTCCACTCTCCAATCATTGGTTGGGCATATGATGGAAATCCAATCTATGGTCCTTATGGATTCGCTAATCCTGATGGTAGTGGTGATATTAGAAGAATGGTTTCTGGTTATGAATTGGGTCCCATCGCTGGACTTGATTTAGGAAACCAACCACCCGTTGGTACTTGGGTGAATGGATTCTTTGTTGAGGATTACATTTACACTGGTAATGGTGACCTGGATCATCACAATGGTCGTTTCTGCATCACTCCAGACTATCCAAAGGGTGTGTATGCTTACTTCACAACCATTAGTGACACTATTGATTCTTCTGGACCTTTCCAGAATTACAGACAACCACAATTCCCATATTTGATTGGTAACACTTATCATTCGGAACCAAATCAATTCAACTTTAAGTCTGTTTCTAATCAGACCGATTATGCTGTTCAGGATAATGGGTGGTTTAGAGAAACAACTTCTTATCACACAAATAGTGCAAGAAGTAATTACAACTATTTGTTTGATTCGACAAAGGTTGTTAAGCAACTTACGGAGGTTTCAGCAACCTCCAATGGAACCATTGAAAACATTGGAATCCTGACTGGTGGTCAAGGATATAAAGTTGGCGATAAGATCGATTTCAACAATGAGGGAACGGGCGGAAGACTTGCTGACATCAAGGTTGATAGAGTTCTTGGTAACAAGATTGACACTGTGAGTCTTGCCACAACTTCTTTCTCCAACGTTGAATTTACAAGAAGCACAGTTGTTAAGAATAGATTCATTGGTTTCACCACTCAACCACACAACTTCCTCAACAATGATGTTGTAAACATCAGTGGTGTTTCAACTTATTATGATGGATTCACTGGAAGTTATTCTGTTGGTGTTAGAAGTGATAACTTTGTTTTAACACTTGGTGTTGGAACTGCTGGAGCAACTGGTATTGTTACTTACTTCTATGTTTCTGGTGCGTTTGATAACTCACACGTTAGAGAAAATGATATTCTAACCATTGATCAGGAAAAAGTTAGAGTTCTGAACATTGACTCTAGAACTGGTCGTTTTAGAGTTCGTCGTGAGGAAGAAGGAACCACGGGTCTGGCTTACACCAGTTCAAGTGTTCTTTATGAAGATCCTAGAAAGTTCACCATCAACGTTGGTGCAATTAGAACTGATTTCTCTTTCCCAATTAACAGAGAACTTTATTTTGATCCCGCTGAATCGATTGCAATCGGAACTGCTATAGGAACTGGACTGGGAAGCACCATCACATTTGGTGACCCTGGTGTTGGTCAAACTCAAGTCTTTATTGAACCACAACAGGTTTACATTCCTGGTCATAGACTGAAACTGAATGATAGAGTCTTCTATTCTACCAATGGTGGTGATTCCATTCAGATCTGGAATGGACAGACAGGAAGTGCTTATACAAGTCTTTCACTTTATTCACCATTATATGCTGTTCCATTCAATGAGAGTTTTGTTGGATTTGGAACCAACAAAGTAGGATTGAATTCCACTGGTGGTTATACTGGTGTTGGCACTGATACTGGACTTGTTTACTTCACTAATGTTGGAAGTGGGGATACTCACAGTTTCACCACAGATCTCACTAGTGTGTTGTCTGGTAAGGTATCAAGAAACATTGTTACTGTCGCTACAGCAACCACTCACACTCTCCAAAAGGGTGATGCTGTCTATATGACTGTGAAGCCAACAGGAATCACAACTGTAACTGTCAAGTATGATGATTACAATAGAAGAATCGTATTTGATCCTCAAACTTTTGCCGCTGGTGATGTCAACACAACTCTTGACACCATCACAATCTCAAACAACCCATTCAAGTTTGGTGATAGAGTAATCCACACATCAACTTCACCTTCTGGTGGTTTGGTTGATGAGGGAATGTATTATATCATTCCTTACGAGGAAAACAGAATCAGATTGGTTTCCGATAAGTTTGAATTGTCTTCTCTGGATCCAAAGTTTGTCAATCTGACAAGTGCTTCTGCTGGAACACTTTCTAAGATTAATCCAGCAGTTAATATCACAAAGAATAACACACTGAAATTTGATCTATCTGATTCATCGCTCTCATTTGTTGTGAATGGTATCAGATACTCTGCTTATGATATGAATCTGTATACTGATGCAGTTTATGATCAGTTGTTCCTCAAGACTCCAGATTCAACTTCTTTCCAAGTTGCAAAAACTGGAAAACCTGGCATTGATGCCGATGCAAGTTTGCAACTTGAATTTGTTGATAATGTTCCTAATCAACTCTTTTACAAGTTTGATATTGATAACGAGAGCATTATCACCGATGTCAAGAAAGAAATTTCTATTGACTCAAATGTACCAAATCACAGTCAAATTGACGTTGTTCTGTCACCGTTTGATGGAAGACACGTTATTACTGGAATTGGAACAACTACATTCCAATATGATATTCCAGAAACCTCTACAGTAACTGAATACAATTACATCAATTCTGTTCCAACTTATGAAACCAACTCCCAGAATGTTACTGGTAGTATTACTAAGTTCAAGATTGATGGACCTGGTGTTGGATATAAAGTTCTTCCAGGAATTAATTCAGTTAGAAGTGCTTCTGGAACTGGTGCTATTGTAAGACCAGAGAGTACTAATATCGGTAAGATTCTTGAAACCAAGTTCAATAACATTGGTTTTGATTATCCATCAGACCCAACAGTTCGTGTTGTTTCTAATCTTCCTGAGGTTCTGAAAGTTGAGTCACTGACCTCGTTTGAGTCAATTGGAATTGCTTCTCAAGGTAGAAATTATCTGGTTGCTCCAAATCTGGTTGTAATTGATGGTTACTCAGAAAAGATTGTTACTGGATTGGATCTTGCTTATGATCTTGGAGATGAAGAAGTTGAGATCATTGACAATTCCACTGGAATGTATAATGTTGACCCAAGAATTATTCCAGTCAACAACTCAAATGGTCTTGGAATTGCCTCTGTTTCCTATGACAATTCAACAAAGGTTGTAAGAGCATACATTGATAGGAACTTTACAACAGCAGAAGCAGATCAGTTTAATTTCCCAATTGGTTCTAAAGTTCTGGTTGAAAATCTGAGTGTTGGTGTTGGAAGTACTGGAGTTGGTTATAACTCTTCAGATTATGAATACACTTTCTTCGAAGTTACTGGATTCGATAAGAAACTCGATTCTGTCAAACCTTATGTTGATTATAGTTTGGTTGGTCTAATTGAAAATGGTGAGATTCCAGGAAACCTTGATCTCAACAATTCTTACGGTAGAATTGTTAACACCCAAGACTTCCCAATTTATACTCCTGTTCTTAAGACCAATGATTATCTAGTTGGTGAAACAGTTGTAAATGTAGATGGTTTGACTGGAAGAGTTGAAAGATGGAACAGTACAACAGAACAACTAATTGTTTCAAGTTCTGGTGAATTTAATGTCGGAAGTAAGATCATTGGTCGTTCTTCTGGCACACAATCCATTGTTGAAACCAAGGTTAACTTCAACTCACAAACATTAACTGGTGCAGGCGCTACTGTTGTTGACGGATGGCAAACCAACTCTGGTTTCCTGAATGATAATCTTCAGAAACTGCCAAACAATGAATATTATCAAAACTTCTCGTATTCACTGAATTCCACTATTCCTTATGGAACCTGGAACGATCCTGTAAGTTCTCTGGACCACACTGCTGGTTTTGCCAAGTTTGCTGATCTGGACATCATTTCCAAAGAAGAGGAATCCAGAGCGATTGTTCAGACATTTAATTCTGATGTTGAGAGAGTTGTTGATATTGTTGGTGAAGCAAGTCTGAATTGTGAGTATGATTGGGATTTGGTTGCAGAAGAAACAATCAACATTGGCAACGATGTTGTTTCAACTGATATTATCTTCAGCAATAAAGTTATCAAGGACTACGCAAATGCAGTTGGAAATAGAGTTCTTCCAATCGATGATATTAGTGATCAATTCCAAAGTAATGAAAGAACCACCAACTTTGCTGTTATTGATGAGTTTACAAATGCTGAAGTCTACAACAAATTCTTCACTTATGTAAGAGACACAACAGACACTGACGAAAGACAATTCTCCATTGTGGTTGTTAACCAAGAGGGTGTTAATAACTACATTCAAGAATATGCAAAGATGGAGATCAACAATGAGTTGGGAACTTTCGATGTAATCGACACGGCAACTGGTTGGGATCTTTATTTCTATCCTGAACAGTTTGCTTACAACAGTTATGACATCACAACCCTGTCATTCAACATCTTTGATAACAGTGTTGTTGAGAAAGATGATTTCTTTGGCAATGTTGTTATGGTTGCCAGTGCCACAACAGAGGCATCTCCAGGAATTACGACCACCATTGTTTCGATTGCTAACACTTACAGAAGTGCTAAAGTCCTTGTGATGACTGAAGATCAGAATGGTGAAGCATCTGGTCAAGAATTGAATATTATTCACGATGGAACAGATGTTTCATTGTTGAAATATGGTGATATGGTTACCAGTGATGATCCTCTGTTTGTTGGAGTTGGAACTTTCGATTCTCGCATCGATGGAAGTAACCTGATTGTTGAATTCACTCCAACTTCTGGTTTGACGACAATGACCGTTAATTCTTCTGTTGTTGCCATCGCAGCGACAGGAACTGGTATTGGTTCAACTGCTCTTGAGACTTCACTTCTGAAATCTACTACAGCGTCTATTGCGGCAGATGCAAGTCCTGTTCCTGTGACAGTTGCATCTTATGACAATCCTTATGGTGCCACCTATTTTGTTGTTTCTGCTTCAGACACAACCAATTCTGAGTATGAAATGTTTGAGTGTGTGATTCTGAATGATTCAAATCAACAACAAATTATTGAGTTTGGTAATGTCCAAACTGTCTCTGGTGTCGGAACAGTTGGGGTTGCACAGACCGTTGGCACAACAGTTGATCTAACATTTACACCAAATCCAAACTCAGCAGTTACTGTTAAGACCTTTGCCATCTCACTACAAGAATTCAACAACAACGGTGAGGCAACAACTTATGATAACGGTCTCGTTCAGATCAAGAGTTTGCGTGAGGGTTATGTTGGAACCAGAGTGGATGTTACCAGTTCATTTGGATTGAAATCTGGTGGATTTGATATCTTCAAGAGATCCTTTGATGGTAGTTCTTCTTCCGTTGTCGATGTAACAAAACAAACGGTTAGAATCAATGATCACTTCTTTGTAACTGGTGAAAGAGTCTTCTATGGTTATGGAACGACTCCGATTGGAATTGAAACGGCAACCGTTCCTGGAATTGGATCAACAACTCTTCTTCCTCAGGATCTTTATGTCGTCAAGGCATCTGCAAACGAAATCAAGTTTGCATCAACTGCTGAAAACGCTCTGAAAGCAACTCCAGAAGTTCTTCTGATCAATGCAGTTGGGGTTGGTGAATCTCATAGCATTACTTCGACCAATCAAAATGCCAAGTGTTTGGTTGCTATCGATAATATGATTCAGTCTCCAATTTCAGAGACTAACATTTACTCAACACTAGATGCTGATGTGATTCTTGGACCAACTTTGGAAACAACTGGAATTACATCATTCTATGCAGATGATATTATTCTTGTAGATCAGGAATACATGATTGTCACTGGTCTTGGTGGCGATAACCCAACAGATCTTCAAGTTCTGAGAGGTCAGATGGGTTCATTAACGGTCCCACACACTGCTGGAACAACAATTCAAAAGTTTGTTGGACAATACAATATCACCGGAAGCACAATCAACTTTGTTGGACCTGCTGAAGGCAAGACACCACTCAGCACAACAACAGGTAATCCAAATTATAGAGATTGGACTGGAATTACAACAAATTCAACTTTCCAGGGAAGAGTCTTCACAAGAACCGCTCCTGTTGGATCCTCAAGTGAAACATATTCAAACAACTATGTGTTTGATGACATTTCACAGGAATTCACTGGAATTAGAAGTGAGTTTACTCTTCAGCAAAGTGATGCAAACACTGTTGGTTACTCAACTTATAATGGAATCTTCATTCTTAATGGTATCTTCCAACAACCAAGTTCTCCAACCGTAACTAACGCTTACACTTTGGCAGAAGGAAGTGGGATTACCACAATCACCTTCCAAGGAAATGGTGTTCAGGATGGTTATGATCCCAACAAAACTAATATTCCACTCAGAGGAAGAATTATTTCTGTTGGATCAACCCAGGGATTTGGTTTCCAGCCTCTTGTCGCTGCTGGTGGAACAGCAGTTGTGTCTACTGCTGGAACAATCTCCTCTATCGCAATTGGTAGAACTGGTTCTGGATACAGATCAGGAATTCAGACAGTTGTAAATGTTGGTGTCCAGACCTCCAGTGAAGGAAATGTGAACCTTGAGTTCATTGGAACTGCTGCTATCAGTGGTGGTCATATTGTGAGTATTGCAATTACCAATCCTGGGACTGGTTACACCTCAACTAACCCACCAGAAGTCGTTATTGATGCTCCTCTGAGTTACACCAACCTTTCTCTGGTTTATAGTGGAGTTACAACTGCTGGCGTTGGAACTGACGCAAAGGTTGATATTGTTGTTGGTCAGGGTTCCAGTGTTATTGATTTCACAATCACTCAAACTGGATTCAATTATGGAAATGATGAGATTCTTACAGTTGCAATCGGTGGAACTGTCGGAATTCCAACTGACACTACCAAGACCTATGAAGAATTCCAACTGACTGTTGAGTCAATTTACAATGATTCCTTTAATGGGTGGACAATTGGTTCACTTCAGGTTATGGATTCTTTGGATTCTCTGTTTGATGGAACCAGAAGAAAGTTCCCAATGTCTGTTGCTGGAATCGTAACCTCAATTGAGACTGATTTTGGTGGACCCATTGACCTTGATTACAATCTGTTGGTCTTTATTAATGACATCCTACAACAACCAGTTGTTGCGTACACATTTGAGGGAGGAAGTCACATCACATTCTCTGAGGCTCCTCAACTTGGAGATTCTTCTCACATCCTCTTCTACAGAGGAACAATGCCAATTGATGTTCCTGTTGAAGAAATCTTGAATAACATTAAAGAAGGTGACATCCTCAACATTGAGAATGATCCATCAAGAGGACAAAAAGAAGATCTTGATCAAGATCCAAGAACAGTAACAGAAGTTGTTACAAATGACACCGCTGAAACCAATCCATACAGAGGACCTGGTATAACTGAGAATGACACACTTGAGAGACCAGTTATCTGGTGTCGTCAGACCGTTGATAAGATCATTGACGGCAAACCCGTTGCTAAGGACAGAGAAAATTATGAACCAAACATCTTTGGTGCAGCATATCTTCTCCAACCAGTTGGTGTTGGTTCAACTGTCGCATATGTTGATAATGTAACTCCAATCTTTGATCAGTTCAATGAGCTCGATAGATCAAATGCTTCCTATCAAGACAAGATCGTTCTAACTTCACAGGACACTTTGACTGCAGCTGCCGCAACAGCAACAGTTTCAACAGCAGGAACAATCACCGCTTTCACGGTCACAACTGCTGGTTTTGGTTACACAGTTGCCCCTTCTGTTACAGTTTCAACTCCTGTTGGTGTTGGAACAACACAAAGAGCAACAGGAACAACGGTTCTGAGTGGTTCAACAGTCGGTTCTATCACGGTGACCTCACCTGGAACTGGTTATTCTTCAGTCGCACCCGCAGTTCTGATTGAATCACCAGTTACTGTAACCGACACTCTCACTGTTACAGATTACTCTGGAGACTTTGGTATTGTTGTTGGAGTTGGAACCACAACTTCTGGTTCACAAAGTCAGTTCTACTTTGATACTTTTGTTCCTTTGGATTCTGTAATCAGAGATTACAGTTTCGTTGGACTTGGTTCCACTTCTATCAGTGGAATCTCCACAGGTGATTATTTGGTTGTTACAAACACAAACCTCTCTGTTGGTGGAACATTTGCTTCCCAAAACACAGCAGGTGGTCACATTGGCATTGCAACAACTGCTTTGGATTGTGTTTATCAAGTTGCTTCTTTTGAAGATAACACCATCTCAATCGCTGGAGTTGGAGCAACAACTTCAAGAAGAATCTTTGTGAATGTTGACAACTCAGGATCCATTGGTTACACAACTGCACCTTACATGGGTGACTTTAGTTGGGGTAAGATCACCATGGAAAACTCTTCACAATCTTACAATTTCTATGGTGATGATGGCGTAAGTGGTATTTCCACCTCTGGTTTGATTACTCGTTATAACCCACTCAAGGCAGTTGGTTATACAACCGCCTAAAACACCACTAAATAAAGAAAAACTTTCCACAAATGGCAGCAATAATTACTGACCAACTTCGTATTTTGAATGCTAAGAATTTTGTTGCTGGAGTCCAGTCCACTTCAAATTCTTATTACACATTCATTGGTCTTCCCAATGCGACGGATTACTCGTCAACTTGGGATTCAGATCCCCCTGCTCCAAAAGATAACCTGGATCAGGCGAATGATTACTATGACACGATGCTGGCTCTGAAAAAGATCAGCTCGAGTGATGTTGCTCAGGTTGTGAGAAAGATTACCTGGGCATCTGGAACCACTTACGATATGTGGAGAAACGACATTAGTCGTTCAAATCCATCAGAACCATCGGGTTCTTTTGACATTTATGATGCAAACTTCTATGTAATGAACTCTGATTACAGAGTTTACATCTGTTTGTTTAATAACGCTACTCCTGAGAACAATTATCAAGGTGGTCCTTCACTGGATGAACCAACTTTCACTGATTTGGAACCAAGAGCTGCTGGTTCCAGTGGTGATGGTTACATTTGGAAGTATCTTTACACCATCAAACCATCCCAAGCAATCAAATTTGACTCTACAAGTTACATTCCAACTCCAAATAACTGGAATAGCAACTCCGATGATGCTGCCGTAAGAAATAATGCTGGAACAAGTGGTCAATTGAAGATCATTACCATCAGAAATCGTGGTGTTGGACTTGGAACTGCTAACTCAACTTACCTAAATGTCCCCATTTTGGGTGATGGACAGGGTGGAAAAGCAACTGTTGTCATTGATAATGACTCAAAAGTAGATTCTGTCACTATTTCTGATGGTGGATCAGGATATACCTTTGGAACTTTGGATTTGGCAGCTGGTGGAGTCCCAACTGGAACCACGGATCCCGTTTTTAACGTAATTATTCCTCCAAATGGCGGTCACGGAGCTGATATTTACCGTGAATTGGGTGCATATAACGTCCTAACTTATGCCAGATTCGAAAATGACACCGAAAATCCTGATTTTATCACTGGAAATCAGTTTGCAAGAGTCGGATTGATCGAAAATCCTCAAGCAGAGGGAACAAACACCATTTTGACCACTGATAAAGCATCTGCAACTTATGCAGTTCGCCTTACAGGTGCTGGTTACAGTGAGGCAACCTTCACTGCTGATGCTTATGTGACCCAAACTGTGGGTGTTGGATCAACTGCAGTGGGTAGAGTTGTTTCTTATGACCAAACAACTGGTGTTTTGAAGTATTGGCAGGACAGAACCAACTGTGGTTTCAACTCCG